CATCAGTGGCGTAGGCCAGCATCAGGGCGCGGGCTTCGTCGTTGTAGCGGGCGCGCAGGATGATTTCGCGATAGCAGGATTCCTGCAGGATGCGCACGATGGGTTCGGATTCGAGCTCCAGCGTGGCGGCAATGGTGGCCTGTTGATCCGTGGGATAGAGCGCCACGAGGGCGGCTTTGCGCTCCTCGAGTAAAGATTCATAGTCCAGCGTTTCGATAACGTCTGGCGCATCCAGCGCGGTGAGATCGATGCTCATGCGGTGCCCCCCAGCGATAGCGGGATTTGAAGGGTGATATCGGTGCCCGAATCCACCACGGTGGCTTCCATCTCGATGGTGAGCGTAGTGGGCGCTGCGGCGTCCTGATTGAGCTTCAGGGTTTTAAGGGCAATGCGTGTTTCCCAGCGCAGGATGGCCTGGGCGCAGGCTGCCACGGCCTGCAGGATGCCCACGTCGTTCAAAGGCTGATCCACCAGATCGGGCAGCAGGCTGCCGAACTCGCGGCGTTCCACGCAGGAGCCAATGGGGGTGGTGAGAATCCGGCGGATGCTCATGCGGATGTGATCCAGGCCGGTGAGCGTCAGCCCGGTATCCGGGTCCATGCCAAGGGCGGCAATGCTCATAGCGGCGCCCCCGTGATGCCACCGCCCTGGCCGTGTTCTTCGTGGGTATGGCCCTGCAGGCTGATTGATCCGGCCTTCACATCGCCACCGGCAGTGATCGCGCCGCTGGTGTTGATGCCGCCCTGGGTCTGGGTGATCGGGCCGCTGATCACGGTACCTGCACCAGCCCCCGAACCGGCAGAGCCCGAGAGGCCAGACAGGTAGGTCAGCAGCTTGGTGATGGTGCCTGTGCCCTTGACGAGCAGATTGCCATCGATGGTCACATTCCCGGTGATCTCGGTTTCCGGCACATCCACTGTCACCTTCTGCGATGCCTGCACCAGTGCGGTTTTAATGCCGGTGGCTTCCAATGCGCCGCTGGCGTGGTTGTAGCGAATGCGGGCACCGTCCGGGTAAAGCGTCACATGTGTGTCGGCTGATGAATCCGGCGCGGGAATGTCGTCAGAATTGAGCGCCCCCAGCACGATGCCGGTGGCAGGCTCGCCCGAGGGGCACAGCAGCACCACCTGTTCGCCTACGGTAGGCGGGTTCCAGGTGCGCGTGGTGCCAGCGCGGCATTCAAGCCACGGCAGCCAGTGGGTGGTGAGGCCGCCCGTCTCCACGCGCACGCGTGGCGCGGCCAGATCCACTTCGGCAATAGTGCCGAGGCGGATCAGGCTTTCTAGGCGGCGGGAAAGGTCGGCAAGGAGGGCATCGGAGTTCATGCCCTAAGGATGCCGCGTGCGCGTGAGCGTGTGGCGTGGCGCTTGTTGTGGTTTATGGTTATGAGAACTTCATACGGGTATCGATCCGTATCACTTGCCAATGTGAGCCATCACTAGTGACTCCACCATCTCGACTTCGCTATCAGTGAAGCCCAGCAGCTCGCGCACCGGGTACTTGACGGTCGGCGCGTTGGCAATGTGTTCAACACGATCACGTAAACCCAGTTGATGCACGCGGGCCATGCGTTGCACCTGATTGACGAAGGTGAGCACGGCTGCGTTAGCGGTCGGCTCCATCTTCAGATATTTCGCGGTTCGCATCTTGGCAAACATGGTTTTGCGCAGCGTGCCTTTCTCTGTTTTCTTGCGCAGCCTGGGTTTACGAGGCTCATAGGCTGAGCCATCCGGGTTCTGCTGCGCAGCGATGCGCTTGGCCTGGGATTCGCGCAGGCGGCGGGCAAGGTCTTTCGCCAGTGTGCGGCGCTCGGAGGGTTCGAGTGTGGCGATCAGCGCAGAGAGGCGGGCTTCGATTGCGTCAGCCATGGGCCGGGGCCTTCATGTAGTCGGCGGCAAGTTCTTCTACATCCTGCGGCGGCCACGCCACCGGGGTGCCATTGATGAGGATTTCGCTAAACACGCTGGCGTCTGGTGTCAGATCTGGCATCGTGGGTTCTGCCTTGTGCGTGGCAGTGATACGGCCATCGGCATCTTGCGTGAGCACCACGGATTCAGAGAGTGGCAGCTTGATGGCGATATCGTAAGTGGCATCGCTGAGGACTTCGACTTCAAACCCGATCTGCTGCTTGCCAGACTGATCGAGCAGGATATCCGGCTGGTACTCGCGCACCCAGGCGATCAGGGGCGCGAAAACGCTATCGGGGTGACCGGCATAGTCGGTGAGCAGCAGCGAGAGCGAATAGTGATAGCGCCAGCCGTTGCCCCGGCCCATGGTTGCCGCAATGGTGCCGGATTCGATGAAGGTGAAGAGGCTGTCGGGCCGCTGCCGGAGGTGCGGGTTTGAGGCGAGCAGCGCCTCGCGCAGGCTGGCAATCTTGTTCATTACCAGTTCCACCCCAGGCGTACGCGCCCCTGTACCGTGCCGGCTTCCTGCCGGATGGCTTCGGCACCCACGCGGATGCGCCCCAGATCGCGCTCCACATACACGCCCGGCGTGCGGTCGGTGCCGTAGCTCAAGCCTGCCGACCATGGGTGGGTGGTGGGGATGGTGCCGGCTTCCAGGGGAACATCCAGCCCGGCCACCACATCCCCATCGGGCGACGAGGCAATGATGCGGCGCTGGTCGCCTTCGCGGATCAGGGAGAGATCGATGCGCACCGGCGGGCATTCCGTGGCCGCTGGCGCCGATTCTGCCCCCGCCGTGGGGATTTTGAGAACGGCGCGGGGCTTGATGGTGGCGGAGATCACCCGTTCGACCTTGGCGCCCTTCGGGATTGTCTGCCTGGGCGTGGCGTCTGCCGGGGCACTGGCCGCCGGCGCACGGGCAAGAATGACCGACCCGTCGGGTTGTGACTGTGACCCGACGGGTTCGATGTTCTCCCTGACAGGTTGTGTGGTGCGCACGCCAAACAGGTAAGCGCCGAGGGCCACGGCCACGAGTAGCACGGCGGCAATGATGAGCTTGACTTGCGTTGTCAGCGTAATCATTTGGCGGATTCTCCGTTATCGGGCTGTGTGGGGGCGGTTTCCTGTTCGAGGTTCTGGCGGATGAAGCGGGCCACGATGGCGCATACGAGGGCACCACCCGACAGGTATTTCCACCACCCGACGGGTACGGCGTCATGCAGCCACGGCGGCAGCGATCCGGCGCCAAACTGGATGGCGGCGCTGACTGCCATCAACTGCACGGAGAGCCAGCGCCAGCCGTTGCGCCAGTCATGCACGATGTTGACCTTGGGCACGCGCTTCATGCTGCGGCCTCCAGCAGTCGGCGGGCCTTGGCGTAGTACGCGGCGCGGTTGGCGGCACCGGCCATGCCTGGGCCATTCACGATGCGGGTGACTGCATCCATGCCGCTGCTGCGCAGGGCCTGCCCGCAATGGGTGGTGACCCAGAACCACGCGGCGGAGCGTGCGGCGCCTTCGGGGGTGAGCAGCAGATCAGGGTCGGCATCGGATCTGCCATAGAGGGCCAGCATGCACGCGGCGTAGTTGCGCCGGCCAGTGATCTGGATATAGCCCCGCCCACGGTAGCGCCAGCCATCGCCCGTGGCTTCGTCGCCATTGCCGTTGCGGTTGGCATAGACGTGGTTCGCCAGCTTTTCGGGGGCGTGCAGGTACGGCGTGGCAGCGGCTTCGGTGGCAAACCGGCTGGGGAAGATTTTTACGAGCTGGGCGGCGGTGCTGTAGTTGAGGTTTTCTGCGAGGACATTCCAGCCACCGGTTTCCACGGTGCAGACGCCAATCAGCGCGGCGACTTCGGCGGGGGCTGTGATGCTGAATTCACGGCAGGCAAGATTAAGCGCGGCGGCAACCTTGGCGGCATTGGGCGTGGCGCGTGAATCGACGGCAATGAGTATTTCAGGGGTAAGCATGCTTATGACTCCGTATTGATCTGGGAGAGACGTTCGGCGCGGCGGTCGGCGCGGCGGCGGTAGTACCAGTTGATGAAGAAGGTACCGATGCCCAGCACTGCGCCGATCTTGCCTTCGGTGGGCATGCTGGCGAAGGCGTTGCCCGCCGAGACGAACAGGCCCTTGATGAACAGCACGGTGCTGGTGGTGTAACTGGCGGCAGAGGTGGCGTTGCTCATGGTCAGTCCCAGAGGTTGATTTGCGTGGTGTCTGAAGTGGTGGCAATGTCGGCAGCATCCGGCAGGGTGATGGCGGTGCCCATGGGCAGGAAGGGGCCAAGCGCGGCCAGCCCCCGGTTGGCTTCGAGAACCGCTTCGACATAGCCGGCGGTGGCGCCGTAGATGCGCTGGCAGATGGCATCCACCGTATCGTTCTGCAGGGCGTAGACGATCATCAGATCAGCTCCACCACGGTGCGGCGCTGGCCGCGAATATCGGCGATGGCCCAGAAGGCATCGCGGCGCAGATCGGCAATGGGCGATTCGACCAGATCGGCCTTTTGATTGCCGGCGCCGGTGGCATCGACGCCCCGGTAGCGTTCGCAGAGGCTGGCGGCAGCAAGGCAATACACGGCGCGGCGGTAACGGTGCACGTTGGCGCTGGTGCCATCGATCTGATCCGGCGTGGTGTCGGCCAGGGTGGTAAGGCCACGGGCAGCGCCATCGGCACGGACCTGCAGCAGCGAGGCATTGACGCTGAAGATCGCATCGATCAGCGCGGCGCGGATGCGTGATTCGGTGACCGTGCCATCAAGGCGCATGCACTCGCGGAAGTCCGCCGGCGAGACAGTCGGCCAGAAGGCATCGCTGGTGATATCCGGGCCGGATTCACCACGCGGATCGGCGCCCACTGCAATCACGGGACTGCTGCCGAATGGATTGCTCATGCTCGATGCTCCGTCAGTTAGGTGCAATGTGTGGTGC